CGCTACAATACGCAAGTCAGCCTCTTGAATCTTCTTCAATTTGATTTGCTCATTGCTTGTACCATCCATCCATGCACCCTTAGGCAGCTTGATTACTGCGCCTTCTCCACCAGCATCTTGATACTGTTTTGCGATTTCGACGGCAGCTTCGTAAGAATATACCCACTCTGTCTTGACCAACCTCACATAGTGTCCCAGCGGTAATAATGTATTCAGTCCGTCTAATCTGTAACGATACTGCAGATTATATCGACCCCTAGAGCGAACTTGTTCTAGTGGTATAGCATCCCAGATTACAACAACAACATTGCCTCCTAGGTGGGAGCCTTTTAGTACGCTGTTTAGGATGCCATTTGAGGTCTTTCTAGGCAAAAGCGTGCCGTCTTGATCAGTTGCAAGAAGCTCACCATGATACTGGAGGCCAGCAGGTATTGCTGCTAGTGCCTCTCTTAGTTCCATAAGCTTATCTGTACCGTATGCATGACCATTACGAGTATAGATCTCCAGGCCATTAAGTGTCACGTTAATATTGACAAACGCACCGTCTAGTTTCTCTTGAACAATGACACCCTGCTCCCAACTGATGCCCTCGATGTCAATGTCCTTTGGTAAAGCGCAGCGCATATAGGGAAATACAGGAATTAGTCCAGGTATACACTTCTCAATGGTTTTTGAGTTTACACCAAGGCGTAGATCTTTCAGCAACATACACATGAAGATATCTTGACTATACTTGTCTAAGTTATGTAAGTGCGCCAGAACAGCCTGGCGTGCGTCATTACCTGTCAAGTGACGTAGCCGAATAGCATCTAGCAATTTAAAGCTATCTAGCGTAATCTGCTGTAAGCCGTTGCTCAGAGGAAGCTCCAACTGCGCAATATTATATACGTACGCAGAGTCATAGGTATACTTCAGGATCTTCTTTAGAAAGTCCGAAGCTTCTCGCAAGATCTCTTCTTTAACTAGCTTAGAAGGCCAGTTTCGGATGTCAATGATCTCTTGGTACAAATCAGAGACGCCATTAGGCATCTCCGGCAGTTGGTCTAGAAAATCATCTTTGGATTCCATTATATTAACTCCTGTTATTTTGAAAGACTAGGTACTTTTGGCATCCCCACAGTAGGGTTGCCGCTTGTGAAAATTACACCGTCAGCATCAGCTTTAAGCGGTAGTAGTGAAGGTACTGCTTCAAAGTCAACGTCATCAGAGTCTTCCATACTATCAGCAGGACGCAGTCGCCCTGTTTCATAGTCGTAGAATGCACTCGTGCACGAGCCTGTCAATCCTGTAAATCGGGATTTTAAGACTTTCATCTTGATTGTATTACGCTCCTTGGGATCATCTGCACCAAGTTCTCTGGCAAAGGCGATCACATCAAACGATACCTGCTTTACAGAACCCGAACCGCGAATGTCATCTAGTGACGGAATGTTACCATCTTCAAATGACTTACCGCCTGTAGGTGCTTTACGCAAGTGACTAACCAATCCAATCCACACATCATAGCGTTTACATAGCCGCAGCAGATCGTTCATAACCTTGTCTTGTGCTTCATTGCCCGTCAAATTACCGAGCCCTTCTGACACTAGGATGGTGATATGGTCGATGAATAGATACTTACAACCCATTAAGCACATGTACTCAAGCTGATCCATTAATGAGCCATCGTTCATTGAGCCTTGATGGTCTAGCAAGATCACCCTGTCACCTTTAAACACAGCCTCGAAACCCTCACGCAACTCTTCCAAGGGTATTTCTTCCTTGGCTGGGTTACGCATGAGCGCCATCCCTGCTAGTTTTCTGGCAGTTTCTTCTGGAGACTCTTCTAGGGAGATGACACCAATGCTCTCAGTCGTAGTCTGCAGTAGATGCAGCATGACTTCTCTTAGCAGTGTAGACTTTCCTGAGCCTGTCCCTGAGATGAACAGCGCAATCTCACCGAATCGCATCCCTTTAACCTTCTCGTTTAAGCTACCAATACAAGGAGGATATGGGTGTGATTCGATAGCGTTATAGCGTTCTAGACGATCCCAGAGTGCTGCTTTGCCGATGATCCCGCCTGGAATATATCTCTGAGCATTCCAGATGTCTTGCATCAGCTCCTTCCAACCATCCGCACCGCTCAGGAGGATTTCGTTAGGATCTTTCTTGCGTAACTTTGCAATTTTGACCTTATCGAATCCTACTATGCGAGCAGCTTCTGCAATAGCCCCTTGCCCAGCCTCATCCATATCGAACGCAAGAACTACTTCGTCAAAAGTACGTAACCACTCACGCTGTGCCAGCAGGGAGCTAAGTCCAGTAGCGCTAGGTACAGACACTGCAGGGTATACTTGACCGTATTGTTTGAGAGACATAATCGCAACTGACATTGCGTCAATCTCACCCTCCGTCACGATTACACGCTTGCCGCCACCAGGGAATTTATTTTGACCAAACAAAGTGTCTGACTTGTTAATCCAAATAAAATCCTTGGTTGCAACGGTACGCACCTTGTAGCTATCCTCTCCATACGGATAGAAGTGTTTCAAGACCTGTCTATTGGCGTCAATCTCGACATGGACACCATAGAATTCACAAACTTCCTTTGTAAGTCCTCTATTAGATATTCCGATGATCGGAAAGTCCTTTACGTCACTTGCAGACACCCTCTGGGAGTTTACAGGTGTGCGCTCTATGGTCTCAAAGTCATCTGTTAGATTCTTCTCTCCACTTTCATTGTCATCATGGTGATCCCTCTTGTAGTTCTTGCATGAAAAGCAAAAAGAGGAGCCATCATCATACAGGGTCACTGCATCAGATGAGCCGCATTTTGCACAAGGCATCTTGCTTTTGATCGCACGATTCTTTTCACGCTTAGGTTTAATCACCGGCCATCACTCCTTTAATTATCCCCGAAACTAAAAGGCCTGCAACAAATAAGATTAACAAATCATCTGAAGGCATCTCAGTAGAGACACCTGACACTGTTACTATGCTGTAAGCCTTACCTAGTAGCAGCACCAGCAGTACTGCAAATATTGCGACTATTACAAGTCCACCGATAGCTCTGCTCACACCAGACCCTCCTGTACTAACGCATTAATTTTCCCAAGACGTGCTTTATGGCGATCGGTGATACCTTCTTTGACACCCCAAGAAATTGCTTCAATGCGAGTGTTATACCACTTTACGCTAGTAGGTGCTTCGACTAAGCACAATGACCATGTCTCTGCATACGCCAAGGCACCCTTCGCCTTGTACTGCTCGATACAAATGTACTCGAACTCTTCAGGAGGTCTGTATGCCATGATCTCTTGGATAAGCTTAGAAGACGATGTGTAAGCCTTCCAATTACTCTCTTTGCCCTTGTTCAGCGCACCATGGCCTCTGTATAACTTTTTACCAAGGTATGCACGCTTGAGCACTGTGTCATAAATTGCGTAGATGAAGCCTACGTATTCTTTACCGCCCATTTGCTCAGTAAATTCCCACTTACCATTTAGAAACATCAGCCTCTACCTCTGTTAACTGTTGTAAAACACTATCAAGAATATTTGAGTTAGTAAAACCTCTACTATTTAGCAGCTTAACAGCCTCACGGGTCATACCTACAATCTTCAACATCGCTTTAGGGTCTCGCACGCCCTTTGCCACATAATCTGCTGATAAAACCTCTAACCCGCATGTTACTACACATGGGCACAGCTGACAAGCAGCATATGCAATCCCATAGATGTCTTTTAAAAGTTTATCATAGTCCATTTCTAAGCTCCCTCGCAATTGGCCAGTCCTGTAAGTGAAAGTAGTCATTCTCGTGTTTCTGAATATGAATCATTTTACCATTACTTAGTAGCATAGGGAGCCAGTCATTATGGTAGGCACGAATATACGCATCAATTACAACTTCTTGCATCTCTTCTTCATTGTTGCAATTCTCAAGCAGCATTTTAGCGCGTACATCGCCAATCTTAGGAACGCCCGGGATATTATCCGTAGGATCACCCTTAAGAAGTTGCGTGTAGTAGTGCCGATGTGCCTCAATAGGTGTCACCACTACCAGTTTCTTTTTGTGCATGATAAAATGCTTACCGGGAATACACAATAGATCTTTATCACCTGAAATAATCACATGGGCAATATCGTGCATGGTTGCTTGCTCACTCCAAATGCGTAACATGTCATCTGCTTCACGCCCGTGAGCCGGATATGCAATACCACTGTCAATTAACCTTTGACGTATCACTGGGACAGCTATGTTTTGTCGCGCTTTTGGAGTGTCTTTGCGATTTGCCTTGTACAGCGGATAGAGATCGTCACGATAGTTATAATCCCCTTTCACAGCAATTATTGTCTCTGTCGCAAATACCTCAGCCGGTAAATTAAGTAAATGCCTTTGGCAATTATTCCAACACAGTTCAATATAAGCCGCGTCTTCACTAGGGGTGTATGGATAAATTTCCATCTCACCCTCATCGTCGAGATCACGTAACGGCTGGTTAATAGGCGCAGATCTTTTAAAACAAGCCTTGTAAGCCAGCATGTCACCGTCAATTATCGCCAACATTTCTCAACACCCCCTCTGGAATACTCAGCAGTGTACCTAGCGGTATGGCATGCTCTCTCATATAGTAAAGCACCTTTTCCTTCTTAGCTTGTATGCGCTTAGGATCATAATGTAAACCGCTTGACATGTCTCGCAACATTTCTACCAAGCCGATCACATCATTATACTCGTTATTTGCACGCATGTTGTTAGACACAGCGCATGTCCGACACACATGGTGTGGTGTGAACATGAGCATCTTAGTGACTTCTTGCTGCAACTCAGCAAGCTCTTGTATCAACTGTATAAGCAAGTATTGCTCTGCAGTTAACGCATTAGTGGACATCATACCAGTCTTTTCCAATTTTACCACCTCCATCCATAATTTGTACATTAAAAGTCTTTGGCCCATCTCTGAAGCCGTCTACCCCAATCTGCATCGCACGCTCTGCAAACTCTTCAGGCACCATGAAGTCAATCTCATCATGATAGAAAATGCAGGGTATGTAGGGGATACCTTCTGCTTCGAGTGTGTCCATTGTGTATCGAAGTGCTGCAGTGCATGTGATTTTCTCAAGTGCTTGCAATAAATATACCAGCAGCTTGTGCGTAGAATCTACATAGATTTTATTCTTTGCACCACTTGGTATATATCCACGACCTTCGCCATTAATATCTACCGTCTTTTTATAATAACGCTTTAGCTTGTCTTCTAGGTCTTTGAACCCGGGGACTGCTGCTAAGAAGCCGTCTCGCATCTTTTTACCAAGTTGTACGTTGATATAATCAAACACATAGCTCCACAACTTACCGCCAGACGCACCAAATAGGAAGGCGTAGAGGATACGCTTAGCAGAGCTTCGCATCACAAAGAAACCTGTTGTGTCAAGTCGCTCCAAATCTGCAACAGCCCCTTTCAACTTTTTCTCAAGCTCTTTTCTAGACTCTTCGTTTGTTTCCTTCTCTATTATGGAGGGTAGTGTTGTGATGGTTTTACTAAAGTTCCTTCGATACTCTAACGCTTTGGCATCTATGGTCTTGCGTGTCACAGGTGAAGTTTTATACATCTCCCGCAATACCTCAGTAAGCTTCTCAGCGTTATAAGTGTGAATATCACCATGCAAGATCAGCTCCGTAAACTCAGCATTTCCAAGATAGTGTGCTAAGCCACGCGCCTGGTTACCTGCTGAGTCACAACCTATAAGCTTCCACCCTGGTAGGCACCCAAACAGCTTACGCATATCAGCCCCATATACAGAATCAGCAGAAGGGACATTGACAATAATAGAATGTCTGGAGCGCATACTTGGTGTTCCAACAAGCATACAGTCACCATGTAACATTCCTTTATCGTCAACTTCCGCAAGCCATGTTCGGAGGATGCCGTAACGGCTTACGATAGTTAAGTAGTCTAGATATAGCTTTCCCTCAGGGCCAAGCATTGCCAAGTCTTCTTCAACAATCTTAGGAGATGTTTGACGTAGCTCACCTGTGTGTTTATCACGCACCCAGTTAAACTCTGATGGAACCCAGCCATGTCTGAAAAGGAAGACCTTTACATCATCTGTACTCGATAGTTTTAGCGGGCGAAACTCTACACGGCAGTACTCACCACTGACAGGTAACTCCCACTCTTCCATCAGCCCCATAAAAGACTCGATGCCGAACCACCTGCAAGTGTGATGGTCATAGCCTCCGTCCTTTTTGAACTTAGGGGACTTCGGAACAGCCTCCTCAGCACCGACCGTCTTGTCAACAATCACTGACCGTAAGCCCATGACCTGTTCAAGCTGTGTTTCAATATCAACCTTCTTAGCGTGAAGTCCGTCAAAAAGCTTCTGAGCAGCTTCCTTATCAAAAGGCCAACCATGCATATTTCCCATGCTAACCCAACGGGCTGCATAGTGCTCATTCTCAAGGTACTTCTTAGTAAGCTCGTGAGAAATTGCATACTCTTCCATTAGACGTTTATACACCTTAACACCAAGGTCAACGTCATTACGGCAGTATCCTAGCATTTCTTCGCTAAACTGTGTAAAGTCCTCAAAGGGTTGCTTTGGAAAGCCGAATGCTTCACCCCAGATCTTAAGGCTATGCCCACGCTCTCCGAAACGCTTGTAGTCTAGGATTTGACTATATAAGAGTGTATCTACGATCTTTACAGACTTCGGAAGTACATACCCATAAAGCTTTTTAAGCACAGCAAGGTCGTAGTTAATAATGTTATGGCCAGAGACTTCTGTGGCGTTGTCGAACAACTCTTTCCAACCGGTGTCACCTTTCAAGTACTCATAGCGAGCACCTGTGTCGACATCTTCAGCTATTAACATCCACACCTGCGTCACCCCTCGTAAGAGGTTATCAGCTTCAATGTCAAAGTTCAATCTCATAAAATCCTCCGAGGGAGCCGAAGCTCCCAACTTGTTAGAACAATGCTTTTAACTTAGACAGCATTCCCTTATTAAACAGGTCATCATTGATCCCAGGATGCCAGACAGTGTAGTCAATTGCAGCCAGGCTTCGTGTAAAACGCTTCATATCCTCACCGCTGTTGAATCTCATGGGGATGGCGTTGCCTTTACAGTGATATATCATCACGTAGCTTTGATCCGTCTTTATGGCACCCGCTTCCTCTGAGGCACTCTTTGCAGTTGCAACAACATCCATTTTACTAATATCTAGAATGTTGTCATTCTCAATATAAGAGACCAGCGCTTTTAAATACCACAATGCCTTCTTAAGCTCTTGAAGCTCTGCATCTTTGCTACCATTACGATCCAAGTACTTGCGTACCTGAAGTTCCACAGCAGCTTTAAACTTTACAGGTTCACGCAACGTAGGGATCTTGGACATTGTCTCCAACCACTGAAGTCCGTTTGCATAGTCTTGGTAATGTGCAGGGTTAACTGCGCGTTCGATTTTTTGCACTGGAGACACCTCGTCGATAGTTGAAAAGTTTACAGAAGCTTGACGTGCCCATTGATTGTACCGCTCTGCACCAATTAACCAGCTCGTAAGCTCGTCCATTGAATGTAGTGGTGTCATGGCTGCCTCTTCCATTCTGCCAATAGCGATGTGGTGGCCGTTAGTAAAATGCCGAGGATGTACCTCGGCTGGCTTGGTTGTGGTGTCAATTCTAACACCTAAATGATTTCTATACTCAATTGCATATTCCATTTTAGAATGCTGCCTCGTCATCTTCTAGTAATGCGCTAGCTTCTACAGGCTGGATCACCTCCATCTCTGCGACTTCAAAGTCAGCATCATCACGTGGTACGTAGACATGTAAGCTAGTTACTTGCAATTTCTCAAATTCAGCATTGAAAGTACCAGGATGCGCCTTACTCTCCCATTGACGTATTTTCAAACGCCCTTTAGAACCGTTGCCGATTGTGTTGGGATTATCAATAGGCAACAGATCGCCACCCACGACGATAGGCGGTGTGACTGCAGTTCCGTCTCGTTTAAACGCACTGCGCTGCAGACGTACGAACCAGTAAATGCTCGAGTCGTCCTCGTTAACGTTTACC